GTATCGTTCAGCCTTCGCGTAAACATCATGGCAATTTCCTATCCACTCACGCCGCCCGCTGCGCTTGAAGCCTCGCGCCTATCCTTGACCGGACTCAGCGCAGTCTCGCGCAACATGTCGCCATTCACCATGCAGGTGCAGCAATATAACTGGAGCGGCCAAGGCTGGCTCGGCACCGTAGATTGCCCGCCAATGACGCGCACCGCGGCAGAGCAAGTCGTGTCGTTCCTGCTCATGGCCCAGCGCGGCACGTTCTACTTTCAAGACTTCGCCAACCCGACGCCACGCGGCACCGTAACTGGCACGCTTACCGTGTCCTCGGCTACGGCTAACGGCACGACGCTAACCTTTAGCGGTGCGACAGGTGGAACCACCTTTGCTGCGGGCGACTGGATTGAAATTGGCACCTCGCTTTACAAGATAGTGCAGGTCAACTCGTCGTCATCCGTGGACGTGTTTCCAGTCCTGCGCTCGTCCTACGCTGGCGGCACTTCAATTATTTACAGCCCAGCCGTATCACCTTTTCGAGCGGCAAGAGGCGTGTTCCGCCTTGCCGAGCCTTCGACGCAATGGAGCATCGACACGGCCAAGTTTTACGGCGTGTCGTTTAATGTGCTGGAGGACGTCGCGCAATGAGCATCACCACCGCAGGCCGCTCGCTGTCGGCCAACATGGTTACCGAGGTTAGCGCGTCGCAGCTCTCGCCGATCATTCTCGCGTCGCTTAGTTTTACGCAGCCAGTCAATCTCTGGAGCGGTTACGGCACGATCACCTACGCTGGCACCGGCTACCTTGGAATCGGCACGCTCGGAACGATCTCGCCAGTCGAGGAAACGACCGACCTTGCCGCGCGTGGTATCACGATGCAGCTCTCAGGCGTGCCGACTGCCATGATTGCAGTCGCTCTCTCCGAGAACTATCAAGGCAAGGCGTGCTCAGTAATGTTTGGCGCGCTCGATTCCAGCGGCGCGCTTGTCTCTACGCCGATCACGATCTTCTCCGGTCGCATGGATGTCATGAGCATTAACGACGACGGCCAGAACGCGACGATTGGCATGACTGCCGAAAATAAGCTCGTGGATTTTCGGCGTCCGCGCGAAGTCCGCTACACAGATGAGGAGCAAAAGAACCTCTATTCTGGCGATAAAGGTCTCGAATTTGTTAATTCTATCCAAGAAAAGGAGATTTACTGGGGCAATGCTAAGTTCTCGGCTCCAGTCGATGATAGCGGTGGTGGTAACTACGGCCCGACAACTTACGATTAACCATGCCGACACGTTGCGCCAACTGGCCCGAAGCTCTAGCGAGTTACATCGACCTGAAGCGCGATGAGGCTTTTGCGTGGGGCGTGAACGATTGCTGCTTGTTTGGCGCAAACTGGATTCAGCTTTGCACCGGACTCGACCCAGCAGCAACTCTGCGCGGCACCTACGACAGCGCGCTTTCGGGCGTCCGTGTACTTGAAAACCACGGAGGGCTGATCGGAACCATTGAGACGCACTTCAATCCTCTAGGATTTAAAGCAATCGGCCAAGGATTCGCTGGGCGCGGCGACATTGCGGTGCGCGATTGTGGCAACGGTGACACGATGGGTATCGTGCTGGGATCAAACGCAGCCTTCGTCGGCAAGGACGGACTTGAATTTGCTAACTTAAACGACGGCGCGGAAACGCGCTTCTGGAAAATCTAACCATGCCAGTCTTCGCTAATCCTTTCGTTTGGGTCGCGCTCATGAACGCTTTTAACAGCGTTGCAATCGCCACGGCGATCACGACCGTGCTGAACTTTGTTGCCATTACAGCGGCATCAATGGCGGCGTCTAAGCTCCTCGCGCCAAAGGCTCCGAGCTACACCGACGCTTCGCTCTCTCAACGCTCGCAGATGGTGCGTTCGCCTATCTCGGCGCGTAACGTGATTTATGGTCGCTGCCGGACATCTGGCACCGTGGTTTACATGTCCACGACTGGAAACAGTAACGAGTATTTGCACATCGTGGTTGCTCTGGCCGGCCACGAAATCCAAGAAATCGAGGAGGTTTATTTTAACGACGATCTCGTGCCGCTCGTCAGCAATACGCCAACCGGATTTTATAACGGCGTCGCGCGCGTGAATAAGCATCTTGGCGAGTCCTATCAGACGGCGGACACCGATCTAATTAACGACACGGCCAGCCTGACAGACGGCAAGTGGACAACTGCACACACGCTTTACGGCATCGCCTACCTCTACGTTCGCCTAACTTGGGACACCGAGAAGTTTCCTAGCGGTATTCCGAACATTTCGGCGGTCATCAAGGGCAAGAAGGTGCTCGATACGCGCACGAGTACGACGGCTTACTCGGCTAATCCTGCGCTTTGCTTGCGCGACTATCTCACCGACTCGGCTGTTGGCATGGGCATGGACGCGACCGAGATCGACGTCAGCGCGATCAATGCGGCTGCTACTATTTGCGACGAGGACGTCGAGGTAAAACCAATCACGATTCCAGCAACCTACGAAAACCGCTACGAGTGCAACGGCGTCATTGCGACGAGCGCATCGCCTGACGAGAACATCGGCAAACTCTTGTCCGCAATGGGCGGACTTATTGCATACTCTGGTGGCAAGATAGTGCCTTACGCTGGCGGCTATCGCATACCCACCGTGACTCTTACCGAGAAGAACTTCGTTGGCCCGCTCAACATCCAGACACGCACGAGCGCGCGCGACCGCGTAAACTCGGTCAAGGGCGTGTACGTTAGCGAGTCGAACAACTGGCAGGTCTCAGACTTTCCAACAATCTCGTCGGCAACCTACGTTACGAACGACAACAACACGCGCTATTATCGCGACGTCGTTCTGCCGTTTACAGTCTCGTCATCCTGCGCTCAACGCTTGGCCGTGATCGAGCTACGCCGCGCACGCGAGGAGATCACGTTCACCGCACGATTCCGCCTTGAAGCAATGCAGGTTCGCGCGGGCGATACGGTGATGATCACCAATGACAAGCTCGGTTGGTCGTCGAAGGTTTTCGAAGTGATGGAGTGGCACTTTGCTACGGACGGCAATCCGCCGCAGCTTTACATCGACATGACGCTGCGCGAGACGGATGCAGAGGTTTACAGCTGGGACGTGGACGAACAAATCTATGTCGCCGACTCGCCCAACACGACCTTGCCGAATCCGTTCGTGCTAGGCGCACCATCTGGACTAACGCTTACGGCGGACGGCAGCACGCAATTTGTTCAAGCCGACGGCACAATTATTCCGCGCATACAAGTCAAGTGGACTGCGCCTCCGAGTGAGTTTATCCAGAGCGGTGGCGCAGTCGTGATCGAATACAAGCCGAGCACGAGCACGACATATTTGACTTGGAGCCGAGTTGAAGGCGACCAGACCGAGGATTATATCAGCTCCGACGTTAGGATCGGCACGAACTATAACGTGCGAATCTTCGGCGAATCGTATTTTAAGATTACCACAACCTACGTCACTAGCTCGGTCACGGTTGCAAAAGACACATTTGCGCCTACGACTCCAACCGGACTATCCGCCGCAATCGGCACAGGCAGGTTGGTCTCTCTCGATTGGAACGACAACACCGAGCCAGACTTTTCGGAGTATGGCATTTATCGAAACACGACAGCGGTCACTCCAGCCAACGATAGCACGAACAAGATCGCCGAGGTGCGCGCGTCGAGATTCGTGGACACGGATGTAACAATCGGCACGACTTATTATTACTGGCTCAATGCCTACGACACGGTTGAGAATGTCAGCGGCTTTACCAGCTACGTCCAAGCCACGCCGTCGGTCATCACTGCTGGCCCGATTGATCCGAGCGCGCCAAGCACACCGAACGCGCCGACGCTAATCAGCACAACGGTCTATGTATCGACGGACGGTGGTTCATTCGCGCGCGTCTCGCTCACGGCTCCACCGCTTCCAACCGGAGCTGTTGCGCTCGATGTTCTCTACCGTCGAACAGGCGCAAGCGATTTCATTATCGGAAATCAAATTGCATCCTCGATTTCTTATGCGGTCTCGATTGATGATCTGACTGTCGGCGAGTCGTATCAATTCGCAGCGCGAGGCATTTCGTTTTCGGGTGCGCTCTCGGCGGTGTCGAGCGTGTTAAGTCAGACCGCGCCGACCAACTCGACGGCACCGGCTACGCCGAGCGGTTCAAGTCTGTCTAAGATCGGCGTGACGCCTAAGCTCATCGAGAGCACGCGCGAATACTATTTCGGCACGCGCGCATCTTGGACTCCGAACACCGAGACGGATTTTGACCACTACGAAATCAAAGCCGTATCTACAAACAATAGTAGCGACACGTCATACACTTGGTTCGGAGAAGCTGGCGG